GTAGCCGTCGATAGTCATAGATATGATAAGTTTCTGCTAAGTCGCAAATTAAAGCATCTTCATCAGTCACAATCATTCTTGCAAGGGCCATTATTTTTTTAAGGCTTTAGCCTGTGTGAAAATCTCAGTAATTTCATCATTCATTTTCTGAATGGATACACATCCATTTTCATCTCGTACATGATCTTTTAATGCAGCCGCTGCAGCAGGACCTAGAACTTTACGAACGACCTTAGAAATTAGAAGAGGATTCTCTTCTAACTCTACAAGTAGTTCTAATAGTTCATAGTCATCGTTAATTGTGCTTTCATTGATTTGAAATTTAAATCCAGAAGATGTTTTCCCTTTAATCATAATTAACCTACTTTCTTAATGTATTCATAGTGAGTGCTTCCGTCACCATCAGGGAACGCTGATAATGTAGTTTCGTAACCGATGTTTCCTGCACCTTCATATTTGATCTCTCCTACTTCTGACACTTTAGCCAGTGGAAGTACCATGCGTTTAATAACTCCGTCTTTAAGAACCATATCAACCACAAATGATTTTTCTTCGTATTCTTCAGCTTTAGCTTTTACTGTGATTCCAGTTTCTAGAGTTCCTGTTACGTTTTTCTCACCATAAATCAATTTCAATACGTGTATGTTTAACGCTTCGATAAGAGTAAATTTGAATTTATCCTCTTTTTCTTTCAATGCTGTATTTACAATTGAGCCACCCCATTCTTTAATGTTCTCAGAAGAAGCGCTGTTAGCGTTCACTAAACCTTCTTCAGCTACGAATCCTAAATTTTGGAATTTAACATCTAACGTTGCTTCTGCGTCAGTAGGTAAATCTGTTCCCTTTGGTGCCATGTAAATAGCTCCACCAATCTTAGGCTTAGCTGCGGTTACATTACTCGCGTTGTTTTTATCTGCCATATTTTTCCCTCATTTCTAATAATGTCTGATATCAAACACTGCTTGATATCTGTATTTTTTTGATTCTGTGTCTGTATAGTTGTAGTCGCTGTTTAAACTAACATCAGACACGTCGTTTAATTCGACTAACTGTTCAACTATCTCTTTTACAGTTTCATTCAACAAAGAAGCCTCATACATCGACTTTCCATACGATTGGAAAGCAAATGTAGAGGCTAATAATTTATTGCGCTTAGAGCTGCCTGTTTTTTGAATTAATACAAATTTATCTGGCATCTTAGGTGCAAGTTCGAATATAACTGGGCATTCCAACTTGTTTGTCATGAATTTTCTAATTTCAATCTCTATCAACCTCTCACCGCCTTCAATAATGTATTGTTTTTCTTATTATCCTTTTTAGCTTTAACAGTAGCAGCTTTAACTCGTCCTGTGGCACGTTTCTGACCGATTTGAGTGTCTGCCTCATATCCAGTTCCTGCTCGACTAGCAATCTCGTTTGCACGCTCGCTAATCATATTTTTTACAGGTTCGGATTTTAAGAACTCACCAACACCTTTAGTGTTTAGCTTGAATTTAAATGAGCTACTCATATCTTTCCACCGTCACTTTCTTGTGCCAGGCAGTTGGTACCATGGATTCAATTCCTTCAACAACTGGTCCGAATGTCCGGAATGTTTTCCCAAAGAATTTAACTTCCCTATCTTCCCAGTTATGCGTATCGCCTTTAGGAATACCGAGCGTATACACTGCTTTTTTTCCATACAATTGAACCTGGTTAATAACATCCGTAGCCTCAGTAGGAGATACTAGGACATTCTCTACTTGGATTTCTACATCATCGTATGTTGAAGCACCCATCTCGTCCTCACCAGTTTTAACACGATCTACTAATGTGACAGTAATTCCTTTAATCATAGAATTCTATCACTCCAATCCGTTGCTTAGTGAAGCCTAATCGCTTCAATTCTGCATTCTTGATGAAGATACCACCACCAGGAATGAGATACGAGCCACTGACTGAGTAACCTAGAGCGCTTTGACTAAATTGAGTCATCGGCTCTTGTTCTGTAGAAGTCATTAATGTACGAGCTACAACATCAACTACAACAGATTTAACCACGTTCTCATAACTAGAACGTTCTACAACCATATTGTCTAAGTCTTTTCCATAGCGATGAGCCTCTTCCCTCAGCATGTCAGATACAGTGGCAAGAAGTGCATTCGCTCTATCAATCTCAGACGGTTGCAGTCGTTTCCAGAGTCGCTGTAAATCGTCTAAAGTCGCAAATGAGTTCATTAATCATCATCCTTTGCTTCTTTCTTCGTCTTAGCTTTGATTTTCTTTTCTTCAACTGGTTCCCATGAGCCAGACAGCACGCTATCTGACTCAACGATTACACCAGTATCCACATTTCTATACTTCATAAGCACGACCTACGCTTTAACACGAGCAAATGCTTTCTCGTCTAGGATTCCCCATCCGATATACGCTTCTGCACGTAAGCAGATTTCGTTGTGTGCTTTTAAGTCACGACCTGCACCGTCTGGATCACCATATTGGATAATTTCCATAGGAATGTTGTCAGCGTAACCCCATTTGAAACGATTTTCGAAGTCACCAACGATTGCGTGGTCTGTCTCAGCAGTTCCACCAGTCACTGTTAAGTTTTTGCTCATATCAGAAGCCATTCCATAGAATGATTTAGGATTTTGACCAAAGCGGAATTCAGGGTATTGAACAACCCCATTAACTTTGATTTTAGCTAATGCTTGTCCACCTGTTGGAGATAAAGCAATACCAGTAACATCACCGCCGTTAGCTACTACTGTTTGAACTGCAGCGTCAATGTTATCGTCGAAAGTATCAGCAGCATAGTTAACGATGTTGCTCTTAATTAATCCATCGAATGAGTTAGTGTCGCGGAAAGTTGCGTCTGTCATTGTTTTAGGCTCTAATCCGTGAATTGCTGCAATATCGAATGCTTGAGCAATTTTCTTAGCAAATCCGTCAGTGAATGCTGATAAGAAATCAACTTGTTTCTCTTCAGAAGAACGTAAGAATTCGTCTGTAATACGAGCTTGGTAAACGAATTTCAAAGGTTTGATGATTACAGATTCAAGTTTTGCTTCTCCAGCTTCTTTCTTCTTACCTTCACCTACGATTTGAGCGTTACCTTCTAAGTTGAATACCATTTGCTCAGTTCCATTAAATGGAATTGGTTTTTGTTGAGATAACGATGCTAAGACTGATTTGCCTTGCACTTTAGAAAATAGATCTTTAACTAATTCTGGTTTAAAAAATGTTCCTGCTTGTAATGTTGGCATATATTTTCCTCTTTTCTTTTTGATTATTGATTTAATTCTTGTAACATTTGTCGCATTGCTGTCGTTCTACCATCGCCTACGACTGGTTCAACATCTTTCAATGGAGCGACCGGTTTTGGTTTGATAAATGCAGATAAACGTTCCGCATCGGCTTGCAAGCTCTCTTCGTCGCTACCTTGTAATCTGTCCGCCAGCTCGTATGGAAGACCTTTTTGCAATGCAATTTGAGTGCGAAGCTGTGTTCCTTTGTACTTCTCAACAACTTGGTTAACTTCTGCCAGTTCAGACTCTTTAGCGCTAATAAATTCGTCTTTCTCAGCTAGCAGTTTGCTGTTGCTGTCGATTGTTAATAACAACTCAGCGTTCGTTTTTTCCAATTCCTTCACACGAGATTCTAACTTCTCTAATCCGGCATACTTCTCTTTCTGACGAGCGAGTCGTTCACCAATGATTCGGTCTAGTTCTTCTTGTGTTTCAATCGTTTTAAATTCAGGCATGTTACTGCCTCCTTTCTCCGCGTTTAACCTGCGCGTACAGTAATTTTTTTATTAAAAAAAGCCACTACATAAGCAGTGACCTTTAGTTTAATAACTGATTTTTTGTTTTTTCTTTGGCTTAGATGTTGCGCAAAGCCAATGCGCTAACAATGCGCTATCCATAAGACTGATATCTACATCATCGAAGTGTGAACGATATCCGAATCCACCGTTTGAGCCGATGTTCCGTTTATCGCAGTTTGTTACGACTTTAGACAGTGAAGGCTGTCCTGAGTGGCAGATTGTCTTTTGATACACACCCTGTTCGAACATCGCATTTGCTACGATGATTTCTTTAACTGTAGGTAATACTACATTCCTTATTCGGAACTCTCTCAATTCATCATCGAGAACTTTCTGTCCACTAGCACCATCTATAGCTATTTGTGATGGTTTAGCTTTACGTAAGAAATCAACTATCCATCCATTGCCATTTCGAACAGATTGGCAATCCACCGTTTCAACGAAGATATCATCGAAATCTGTCCTAATAGCAATACTTAAGGCTACGTTAGTTCCATCTTGCCCGTATTTGATACCAACGAACATAGGTCCTTTGAACTTAGGCACTTCATCAAGTCTAAGGGCCTCCCACTCAGCTTCTGAGATTGCTGATTTTTGATTGTATGTAGGCCAGAACCCAAGACGTTGGATGTTATGGTCTAGCTTATCGTCACCTAGTTCGGCTTCAATCTTACGTTCGTCTAAGTGGTAGCCCATTGAAGGGTTAGAATTGTACCAGGCTTCAATGTCCGATATCTCTTTTTCAGTAGACACAGACCATTCTGCCCAGCCGGAATACTTACCGCGACCAAATAGACACGTTTCACGGAATTTGCTGAACACAGTACCGCTTGAAACTGGCGTTGGAGGTGTTCCACACATAACAGTGATTGGATTATCACTGTCAGTAACCGTATATTTCAACGCTGACTCCTGCTCAGTTGTATATTCTTGAGCTTCGTCTATGATCATGATGTCGAATCCTTCACCCAGTCCACCGTTGGAAGTACGAGTCCTGAACTGCAGCACTCCTTCTGTGTTTTTTAGGGCGATGCGTTCTTGACCTTTAGCGCGTATGGATGTGAAGTCTTCACCATCAACGTAACCCATCTTTTCTAAATACCGTTTGACCTTCTCAAAAGAAGAGTGCGAGGTACTAATTCGATGAGCCGTGTGTAAGATGTTCAATCCCTGGTGCAATCCCCAAAGTTCAAGCATATAAAGAAGTTCGGATTTTCCATTCCGTCGAGGAATCGAATATCCGAACTTTTGATGAACCCATAGTCCTTTTTTGTCAACAGCCATCATAGCCTCTAGCAATTTCTTTTGCCAGATATAGCTGCTTAATCCTGTTTTTTCATAAATTTCTATAGCTTCCTTACTGAGAGACCTTTTCTTAACGTAAGGCAGGATGACTGATTGTGTAGGAAGCTGATTCCCATATTTTTTTCTAGCCATTCACTCATCCTCTCTTGATTAAATAGTAGCTTCGTAGTATAATAAAGTAAAAGGAAAGTTGGTTTGGCACCAAAAGGATTTTTATCCGGCGCCTAAGCTAACTTTCCTTTTTTAATACATCTACAACTAGATTTCCTCTTTTTATAACAGATATATTTATACCTCTTATGCCTCTTCTATAAATCATATCCAGTTGTTTTAAAACTTCCTCGTTTGATAACAACGAATTTGTTATATCAAATATAATATTTTCCGATTGTTTTTTAGCTTTTCTACAATTCTGATCTATTGTCCCTTTACTATTCCCAGTTATTTCCTTTAGATCAAATTTCTTATCATTAATAAGATAATCAGGCGTATTCACTCCCTCTGGATAATTCACTCTTGGCACCATCTGCACATGAACTCCAAAAGTATTCGCCATCCACTTCCCTACTTCTTTTTCTTTCTCAGAATAGTCGAGAACAACGTGCTTATCATCAACCTTTAACTTTTTCTCGCCTACATTCCAGAACAATAAATCATTAAATTTAGCTTCTTTGTAGTTTCCTAACCATTCTTCTTTTACACTTATATAATTTTTTGTTGTTCTGATTGATTTTACACTTTTTTCTTTTGGTTCTACATTACTCCATTTTTTACTCCACACATTTTGTTTTTTTCCATCTCCTGGATGATAATCTACTGTACAAGTACATCTAGCATGCCGTCTGAACACATCCTTGCTAACACCTGGATAAATGTAAATGCCGGCTAGTTTGCTACACCAAGCACAACAATTTCCATCAGTAGTACGAACAATCTTTGGTTTCAATCCCGATTTGAAATGGAAATCTGCATTAACTTTGATGTGATTATCCACGATATTTTGATTAAAATTAACGATAGGCTCTTTAAGAATCCATGCCACATCATCGAACTTCTCTTCGTACGATAATCTGTTTACTAATCCATCAATTCTTCCTTGATTGATTGGAGCTTGTATGACTTTTAATCCAATTCCAGCCTCTTTGTTTAAGATTTCTTGAACTTGCTTAGCGTATGAACTTACCATCTTATGGTTGGTTCCAAGCGTTTCATTCAAAATACGACTAGCAATGTTAAAGTGCATTTTTTCATCCGGAAGAATTAATCCACTAATGTTGTTTTGAAGTGCCTCAGAAAGAATCTGCCCTAATTTAGTCGCAAATTCATGCGCATCTATAAAGTTAGCTTTACCACTTCGCGCTAGAAGTAGTAATCTCTCTAATTCTGCACTCTTTTCAGCCTGTTCAAAAAAATCAGCTTTTATTTTGTCAAGAAGTTCTGGAACGATATCATCCATTCACATCAGCCCCTTTAATTCCTGTTAAATCGCGAATGGTTTCTGCTGTGATATATCCTGGAAGCGCTTGGTTTAGCTTAATTGCTCCATCTCCGAGCATAGTCAATGTAGATGCATCCGCTTCAAACAGCGGTTCCCATTTAACTACAGTTTTTGAGAATTCCTTACGCATAAATCTGAAATCATCACGTAAGCACACAGCTACATAAGCAACATTTAAGAATCCTGACCCTAAAGAACGCTGTGCAGCTTTTCCTGCAAGTCTCAAGTTTTCATGGCTTGCTTTAATAGCCTCAACGCTAGATGGATTGTTAGAAACGAATCCTAAGTCATCAAGCGTCAATCCTGTTTCACCAGCAAATCCTGCCGCTGCCATTTTCAGTTGCTCAACGAAAGGTGTCATGCTTGCAGCCGTGAACTGACCCACTGAAGGTTTATCTCCATCGTCATCTTTAGTGAACATGATAAAACTTGAGATAGTCGCTTTAAGACTCTCGATTGTTTCTGCTTCTTGGCTCACTCCTAAAACGTATTTCTGAGGGAATGAGTAGAATTCAGCCGTTACTTCTGAACGTTCAATAGTTCTTTGAGCTGTTTTCTGATAATCAATTCCAGAACGCGTGATTCTTGAACGTCCAAACGGTCTGTCTGCGTCTGGTCTATGGATAATAGGAACTAGCAGTGGAATACCTGTTGGATTTTCAATCGAGTAAGGCTCTTCTCCTTTTGGATAAAAGATTGTAAAGTCAGGAGTGAAGTATGCTTCTAATAAAGGTCTGTCGTAATCGTCTCGTTTAAGAACCGCATACCCTTCTGTTAGCAAATTAGTAATTGGATCTATAATTCCTGTTGCATTGCTTGCCTCAATCACTTGTAATCTAGGCATTCCTTCTTCGTCTTTAGAAATGTAGATAAAGCAACATGAACCAATCAATGCAGATAGAATTGCTGAGTCGAAAAAGATATCTGGATTGTTATACCGAAAAATTTCATTAGCATTAAAATCATCGTTCGCAAATTCTCTAAAAATCAATCTATCAGCTAAGCTATCTACAGCCTTTGTTGTCCATCCAAGAACTGTTTTGTACTTATCTCGGATTTGAGCTGGAATAGTAATTCCGTCAGTGTTGTCTACTTGCTTCATTGAGTAATAATTGTATCTTAGTTGTACTCTGCTGCGATATCCGTTCAACTTTCGACGGAGGTACGCTTTACCTTTCAATTCCATTTTTTGTTTCTCCTTTTTTTGAGTTTTGGCGCGAGAAAATTTGTACAATACTGCCTGGGAGGTCGCCAGAGCCACGAGGTAGGTTCCCCTCCCCCCTATCTGTCGGGTTTGTAATTTGCCCAATCTCTTGTTTGTGGCAAATTTCGGTTCCCGAGGACTTGTTTGACTTCACGCGCTTGATTAAATAATTTATCTGATTTTTGTCTATTGCACGTCCAGTGGGCGAGCTGTAGGTTTTCTATGTCGCTTGGATGTCCACCTTTATTGATTGGAACAATGTGATCTATTACTGGTGACAGTGGGTGTGGATACTTAAGCTTGAAGTCTACAGGCTTTCCACAAATTCCGCAGACGTTCTGGGTCTTGAATATCTTCTTCTTATTCTTTTCGAAGGCTACTCGATGTGATCCAATCCTATCTGGTCTTACCATTTCAATTCATCCTTTATTTAAATTTTATGCTGCAGGGTCATTTTAACCCTACCGGGTTTAATTGTATGGGGGTGTTTTTATTATCGTACCGCCATTTCTAAATGGGTGGGGGTATTAAATATTCAAGGGTACCGGGGTATTCTTGAATTTATCATATCTTATATTGTGTTAAATTCGAGCAACGCTCGAAACCATTGATTTAATAATGTTTATTTAACTTTTCTTTTTTGAATTTACAAATTCTCAATATGTTAAATTAAACAGCTCTACAAGTAAAAATCGTCCATTGATTTATCCTGTTGGTCTTGCTGGATTCCAATGTATCGAAGTGTGATATCCGGACTTGCATGGTTAAATAGAACCATCAACAGGGCTACATCTTTATTGTTCTTGTAGTGGTGGTACCCAAATGTTTTGCGCATCGTATGTGTTCCAACATTCTCGATTCCAATATCTTCTGCTGCAGCCTTTAGAATGTAATAAGCAGCTTCACGAGTAATTGCTTTATTCTTTCCTTTTCTGCTTTTGAATAGATAATCATGAGGGTTCATATCTTTGATGTACTCTTGTACTTCCTTTTTGAAAGACTTGTTCATCTTTCTTTTGAGAATCTTGCCTGTCTTTAACTCTCGGATGTTCACATACTGTCCTTGAACATCCTTAGCTTTTAATTTAATAATGTCACTGATTCTTAATCCAAGATTAATTCCAAATACGAACAGCATGTAATTACGTTCGTTCCATTCTTTTAGGTAATCTTTCATAGCCTGGATGTCATCAGGATCGCGAATAGGTTCTACGAAGTTCATACTGTTTCCTTTCTTAAAAACTAAAGAGCGTACTCATCAGCACGCTCTTTGACAGTTTTTGTTGGTTTATCTGGGGAATTACCGTGAGTGGAGTCGAACCACTCTACATCCAACACGGCACTGTTAGCAGTCGTCCATGCTGCTAACTTGTATACACCTTTTTCAGGACCGGCTTTGATGTAGCTGTTTCCGCAGCTTCATCTTTATCTACCTACTTTTTCTACATTAACATTATAACTTAATTCTACATTGTTAAACTTTCAAATTACTTTCAAATTTCTCCCAAGAACGCAAACAAGTCTTCTATATTCTTTCCTTTCTCGTACTTTAAGAATGAGCCTCCATCATAATAATGGGCAAATTCTATCATTGCTTTATCCAGTAATCTGTAGAATTCAGTCGATGAATAACCTAAATCCATATATATAGCAATGTCGCTCACGTTACTCTTAATATATTTTTCAACGATAACTTGCCTGCGATACGGATCACGTATCTTATTAACAGCTTGCTCTATTTTATCCATGTAGCTTCTGGCTGTTTCTTGTCTGGTGATATGTTCTTCAATCGGATTTCGCACAGTTCCTGTGTAGCTTCTAGGCTCGAATGAGAATACTGCTGTAATCTTGCTCACATAATTCTCTCCTGCAATCTTCTTGAGAGTCTTGTAATGTTCTAATACTTCCGCTACTCCTTTAATCGTTGCCTTAGTATCTAGCTTCATCTAACTCCTCCCTCAGAACGGTAAGTCATCCTCGCTGAATTCGATTGGTTCAGCTTCGTTGCTATTGAATACAGGCTGATTGTTTCTTGATTCAACTGTCTTCTTAGTTTCTAATAATGAAAATCCTTCCGCTAATACTTCTTGGATGTAGACTGTTTTTCCATCCTTATCATAACTACTCGTTTGAATCCTTCCTTCAATCCCTACAAGCGAGCCTTTGTTTGTAAATTTAGTAAAGTTTTCAGCAGCTGTGCGCCACAACCGGCAATTAATAAAATCTGCTTCGTACTCTCCGTTCTTATTCTTGAAGTTACGCTGTGTTGCAACGATGAACTGCGTATATTTAGTACCGTTTGCTGTAAATTTAAGTTCTGGCTTTTTAGTAAGTCTGCCAACTACTACTACGTGATTAATCATTTATTTACCTCCAAATATTTTTCGTGAGCTTTCAAATCGCCTTTTAAAATTCGGCTCACTCGTTTGAATTCTTTAATCGCTTGAGACCTCATAGGTTTAATTCCGTCTTTACGTGCCTCGTCTGTTTCTGGGATATAGTATCCAGTCCTGCCCTTACGTTCTCCGATGATCACAATGCCGTATCTGTTAACTAACGTATCAATTACTTTCTTAACTCTACGTTCCGACAGCTTAGTAATGCTTGAAATGTCCACTCGGTTAATTCGTCGAGTATCACTCACTGGGATCAGCCTTAATACCATTCGTTCTTCTGGACTCATTCTTTCCATTAGCAGCTCTCCTTCAATTCTTCTAATCTGTCTACATTGAATCCAGACCAGGCATTGTCGAAGTGTTCATCTAACGCAACTACTGGTAGCTGCTGGAAGCCGTTTAATTTAATTTCTTCTAGCTTTTCTGGATGCTCAGATACATCCACTGACTCAAATTGAATTTTATTTTGAGTAAGCCACATTTTTGTCATCTCGCACTGGATGCAATTTGGTTTAGAGTAAACTGTTAACATCGAAATCCTCCTTATCAACTGATAAACCTAACACTTCTTTAATGCTAAAGAGTGCCCTTTTCTTTTTGAAATCCGACATACTTAAATAATTAAAAGTAATAATGTTATAGAATTTTTCTTCTTTCTTCAAGTTTGTCACGTCTTCAAATCTTAATGTTTGTCCGTTTTTTAAAAACATAGTAATGTGCATTGTTATTCCTCCTCTAAATCCACAAATGGATTGATGTCTTCATCAATGTCGTAGACTTTCGCACTTGGAAAATTAGAAATTTCATCAAGTAGCCCTTGCATTCGTTGTTTAAATTCTTCAGACGTGTCGTTCCATAAATGAACAAACATGTCTTCATAGCCATCTGAACATTCCATATCTTCATATATTCTATCCAATACAGTTCCAGCTGATAATTTGATTGTTCTTTCTTTTAGAGTTCTCCAACCACTTCTCTCATCCTCATTTAACGAGTTCCATTCACGTTTTAAATCGCATGCGTATATTTGAGAATCGTTTTGTTCATCAAACACCAATTCATCGTCTTGTATTTCGTTAATTGTTTTCATTTAACCCTACGCCTCGCAATCCACGAATAAAGCTTTGATTTGCTCTCCAAATATTTCGATAGCTTGTTTAGCGTCTCTTTCATTTTGAAAATAACCAAATATATGAAATCCATCTATTCCATACTGAGCATATACTCTAAATCTATTGACATCATAGTCGTATGCTATGAAATACTTCGGATCAAAATTATTAAAATCTGGTACCCAATCTCTGTTGGAGGCGTCTTGAAAATCTTTGAATTTAGTTATCAATTCTCTTCGTTTCGCTTCTAATTCGGCTAATTGTTCTGAAACAAATGCATTTCCTTGTACTACATTGTTATTGTGATAATTTGTATCGTCCCAAAGTTCTATTTCACATGCTCCATAGCTTCGCAAAACAAAATATCTGTCGCCTCTTTGAAACGGCATTTCTAATTTCCAATCATTTTGTTTATTCTCTTCTTTCCAACCTAACTTGTATTTTAAAAGAATTGTTTTCGCTTTTGCTTCAAAGTCTGTTAACAATTCGTCCAACTCACCTTGTAATTTTAATTTATCAAAAGTATCCATCGTAACCCTCCTTAGTATTTGTAATCATTAGGATTAAACCACTCTGGCAATTCAACTATTTCGGGATTTTTCTCCACCAATTCGTGCAAGTGAATTGCGTTTTCAATTGCCTTCAACGACGTTTCAAACCCCAGCAAGAAAGCGAATCGTTCATCGTAGCTCATATCTTCTAACTGGCCATATCCAATATCTTCCTGGAACTGTTTCAACGCTCGTTCATACATCGAAATATCCTTGTACTTGCAATGCGCCACAATCAAGTAATGCACATCGTCTTTTAATTTATCAAGCTCTGATTTCTCTTTCATGATTGGTCCTCCTCAATATTTTTAAGGTACTTTTCGAATTCTTTAGCGTCCATTTTGATTAGACTTCTGATTTCCTTTTCTTTCTCGTATCCAGCTACCATTCCGTTGAACACTGCAACGATAGCGAACAAGATATGAATTCTACTAATTCCAAACACATTAAGCATTAAAATTGTGTATGCTATGATTTGCCAAAATATTACCCATAATTGATTTGTTTTCATGATTAATCCTCTGCCCTTTCGATTAACAAGTCCAAATGTTCCTTTGCTTTTTTTAGATCCTCTAGCATTTTCCCTTTGCTAGGAGCTCGCAACACATACTTCAAAATATTTCCTGCTAGGTATCCATCAAACGAATCCTCATATTTCGGAATGAAATTCTCCATCACAGTGAACACTTCTAGTCCTTTAATGCCTTGATAATGCTTTGGATGTTTAACCGCTTCTTTGATTTTCGCGTTTTCAAGTAAATCTGGCGCTCTAAATCCGCTCACGTTCACGAAATCCATTACTGCACCTCTTTCACGAACACACCATTGATGACTTTACCTTTTCGGTCCTTAATCTCGTGATAAGCACTTTCTAGGCACTCCATGAAATCAAGATTACGCTGCATGCAATATCCGATTAGCACTACTGTAATATCTCCAACCGCGTCAATCTCTTCATCGCGGTTGATATGGATATATGCTTCTTTCAATTCGTCTACTTCTTCCTGTAGTTTGGTTAGCTGACCACTTCCGTCCAGCGTATCCAAACCACGTTCTACAAACCAGTTTTGAACTAATCGGATTAACTCTTCACGTTCGATTTGTCTTTTTTTAATTGGATCATTTAAATTCATTTAATTCCAGCTCCTTCAAAATATTCTTCTAATCTGTCCATGATTTTCTTACGTGTGTTCCAACCAATCTCGTATGGGTTACGCAAGAATTGATTTAACGTTGTTGTTCTGATTTTCAATATGTCTTTAGCCATGTGATTGAAATTGTTCTCAGAATCTGCAATCATCTTTTCAATATCTTCCCTGGTCTTCATCAATACTGAATCGTACCAAGCGTCTAATCTATTAGGGCCGATGTTCTTGTCCATCTTGTTAATATGGAATGGTTTTGACACGGCTATTTCAATAATGTTTCCGTTCAATCCGTTTTCCTTCATGTACTTTCTAGCTTCACCGTAATTTTTAAATTTCATTGCTTCACTTTGACTTGCTTTGAATTCAAATGTTTTAACTGGATGTTTTCTATCTAAATATCCGGCTATGCTGCTGTGATCTACAATTTGTTTGAAATACATATTGCTGTTTTTAATCGCAAATGCCATACTCTTTCTCCAATTCTGCCATTATTTCTATATCTCTTCTGATTCTCTTCATGACTTCGCTGTGTGGGTTCTCTACACTGTAAGTGGCTATTATTACATCATTTCTATCCTCAACTAATCTAAATCCATACATCTTTTCTAGTTGAGCCACTTCCAGCGCTTGCCATATAGCTTTGTCTTTCTGTTCTTCCTGCTTTTCGATGTATTCTGCAGCGTAAGGAAGATGTTTATACATACTCATTGCCTTAATGTTCTTCTGGCACTTCTTAGCCTCTTGCAACATGATCATTACTGCTCGAGTTGTTTTTAATCCTTCCGATTGCATAATGTTTTCAAATTCTCTTGCATTCATCTACGCTCAAACTCCTCTACAAAATTCATTTGAGCCTTATAGAACTTGAATGTTGAATCCATCAAATCACCTTCACGGTTCTTCTTGATGGAGAACTTCACTCGTTGATAGCCTTCGTGATTCTCTTCAGTCTCTTCGTTGCTTAAGAATCCTACGACATTTGAATCTTGTTCGATTGAGCCTGACTCTCTTAAATCACTCAATATTGGTGATTTATCCTGTCGCTGTTCTACTCCACGAGATAACTGAGATAAGATAACGATAGGCACTTGATGTTCATTAGCAAGATTCTTCAATTCCCTTGTAATCTGCTCAATCTGTAACCTTCTATCACGATTATTGTTAACCTTGATTAACCCGACGTAATCAATGACTGCTAAATATTTTCCTGGTGCTTGACCTGCAGCACGTTCTTTAATAATTCCAAGAATGTGATTGAGTTCAGAAACAGTATCGTATACTTTCAAGTCTTTCTGTTTGAAATACTCAATAGTCGCTCTCACTAGCTCTTTATCTCCAGGCTTTAGCATTTTATTCATTTTTCGCAGGTAGTACGTGTTTAAGGTAGTCATCTTTGCTACAAATCGTGAGAATACTTCCTTTTTGCTCATCTCCAAGCTAAACAGGTCTACTCTTAACCCTTCGTTTCTCTGTAGCGCTCTATCGATTAGATTTATTGTCCAGGCACTCTTTCCGACTGAAGGTCTAGCTCCAACCGTCACTAACATTCCAGGACCAATTCCACCTCCGAGTGCTGCATCCAATCCGCTGAATGTCTTAATGCCGTCTTCAATATCGTGTTCAAGTTCATACTCGAATTGTTCAAACGTTTCTGATAAGTCACCGACGTTTCGTTTTCTGGATAGCTTAGAAATCGCATTTAACAATTCAAGCATTTCTGCTTCTAGTTGCTTAGTTGGAAATGCTGTGTGTTCAGCTTTAACCTTTTCAAGTTTGGCTCTCAAGTATTCACGATGTAGCTGGTTAGCAAGATAATCTAATCCGGATGTTGTCGCGCTTTCTTGCTGCAAAGCCATTAGATACTCATATCCAATGGAATTTTCCTTCATTTCTGCTCTAACTTTAGCAAACAGCTCCATCAATCCATCTAAGCGACTGCCGTTGTTGTTTAAAATTTCAAAGATCGTTTTAAAATTGTTATCTGTGAACCATTCTGCTTGCAGATACGTTGATTGAGCTTTATCGAAATCTTGTAGAATTGCAGATATGATTGATTTTTCTAACTCGTAATTATTCATCTACACCATTCCAATCCTCGCCATATATCATTTTCATTTTTTCAAATACAGATTGTTGTTTAGTATTGTTAGTTTGTTGTGGAATGGCATATTCATCGTTCCAGCATTCTTTGTTAAACCAAGTTCCTCCTTGTTTAATGAATCTAGGTTCAATCTTGTTAGCTACAATATGCTTTTTATAATTGACAATACCGTTGCAAATTGTTTTATTAGATACTCCTGACTTTATCGCTTTAACGTATGCTTTGAACGCATCGTTTTTTCTTTCTTTCCTAGGATACAATTTCCAAAGTTTGTCAAAATCCTCTTGAAGGGCTTTTTTGTTGCCTCCACCAGCGTTATTTTGGCTATTATTATTTTCTTTAATTTCCTTTACTTTACTTTGCGGATTAATGTCATCATTAATCTCGTCTACTTGTTCGTTAATGTCTACATTAATCAAACAATAACTACTCATATCTACTTCTTTTCTTCTTTTTGTCGCCTCTTTGAATGTTTCCTGAATTCTAACCGAGGTTAGTACCATATCCGAGTTGAACAGGGCTTTATCAAACACACCCCACGCAACCAAGCGATTCACAACCTGGTCTAATAATTCTTTACTAGAACCTGGAATTCTTTTTAGAAGTTGCATTTTAAGCAAATCATTCCATACAACGTAGTAACCTTTTCGGTAAACCGCGCATAACAGTTTGATTACTAATAACTCCCCTTTAATTCCAAACTCTCCAGCTATTGCTTCTATTTTCTCGTCTTCAAAGATGTCAACGTTAAGAGGGAAGTAGTCGAGTCCGTTCTTTTGAGGTCGTGCCACTTTCCTCGCTCCTTTTCTGAGAATGTGTTGTCTACAATGATGTGTTATGTTATAATCAATGTAGAAATGTTTTGTATGACGGCTTTTATAAGTCGTCTTTTTTTATGCGTTCAAAAGCTCTCTTGCAGTATCGTATGCGTCCTTTAGATTTGAATGAGTACTGCTGCTTTTGTAATTTCCGAGAAACACAATCAATCGATACTTTCCATCGATGAATCTTATTTCTCCTCTTAGTTCACTTCCAACCATTACATCGTATTCGTTGGGGTCAAACATATTCATTTCAAAACTAATCATCGAAAACCACACCTTGACGGATGGCATCGACTTTATCTGCGTGCTGGTTAACAGCTCCAACTAATAAATGGATCCATGCAATCGCTCCTAGAATTACCAATGCTGTGTATCCTAAGAACTTGCAGTATTTTTTAAGAAAGTTTCTGTTAAAATCTTTTTTCTTTAGCTTTCTCGCTTTTGAAATTTCAACTCGTGTCATACTGTCCTCCTTAAATTTTGTATTTAGCCATGAACTCATCTAAATCCCTGGCATCGTATCGAATTGTCGCGCTTCCGCTTGGCCTCTTAATTACGATTTGTTTCAACCCCATCGATACACACTCATCAAAATCTCTATCGTCGATTCCTCCGATATAAGCCTTTGCTTGTTTCTTGTTTAAGTATCTTTGCTGAGTGTTGTTTGTTGGTAATCGTTCCATCGCGTTTGCCACGATTTCAACGACCTTTGAATTTAGAGTCGTTTCGAAATCTGCACTTAATAAATTCACGCTATTTGCTCCTTTCATTAATTTTTGTTGTTCGTCTCTTAAGAGATGGCCTTTTTAATTTTCCAGAAGCAAAAACACCAACTTAGAAAATTAATTTGT